AAGGGGGCTGATAGTCAACCCCCTCTTTTAGTTATCTTAAAGTGTGTCTATAATATCACATCAGAACTTAGTTAAGAACTGTGCAAACCGACCTACGAATGGTAATAACATCAATGCCATTAATAAGTTCATACCTGTATGCGCCATTGCTATTCGTAAGGTATCACCTTTGGGCATACCATCAGAGACTAATAACCCTGCAAGCCATATAGTTCCTGTTGTGCCGATATTAGCACCAAGAACTGCTGCGATTGCGGCGGGTAGTGGTACTGCACCTGAGGCAACAAGTGCAATAATAGCAGTTGTTGATAATGATGATGATTGCCAAAGCAAAGTCATTACAATACCGCCAATAAACATATAGAAAATATTACCTGTAAACCAAGCAAGATGGTCCATGTTTCCCATAGACTTCATTCCACCTGAGAATGTTTTAAGTCCAATATAAAAAATAACCAGACCAACTAGTGTTGTTACTACAGGGTTTCCTAAGTCCATTCTCTTTACCTTCTTCCAAAGTTTTGTTTTCGTCATTTTTAGATTCTTTCAAGTTTAACGTCATTATGATTTATATCTCAAATGTAACAAACGTGTAAAAGTTATGTGAAATGTTTATGAAGTTTTCTCTTTACGTTTGAGAAGTTCTTCTAGGCACTCATCACAGAAGTGACCACCGTATTCTGCACAGTCTCTACAGCTTTCCAGTTCTTTTTGCCCAAGCTTCTTTGAATCCTTCTTCGTGGACAACTGCTTCATGATTCCCCCACAATCGTTTCATATAACTGTAATATATTTGTTCAACTTCAAAATCAGAGTAACTCTCAGGAATGAGATGACCCTTTACTATCCAGTGAAATCTATTAGCTTCCTTTCTAAGGCTCTCATCCATTCTAAGTGATCCTTTATTCTAAGCTTTTCTTTCTTAGCATCACGAAGCTTTTTCATTGTAGTATCACTACGATCTAATCTACGATCATTCTCAATACTATCAACTATTTTTGATTGCTCTACGTGCTGCTTCTCTAGCCATGCGATTTTGCGTTGAAGTTCTTTTTCCATAGCCCAACCTTCTCATAACTTTCATGCGTTCATAATATGAATATTGAGACCACTTAGTGATCTCATCCGTTGTTCTTCCACATCCAATGCAAACACCTTTGTCTAATCTACAGACTTGTTTACACGGACTGATGTATAAATCAGAATGGTGGTTCTTCACCATCATAGTTTGGCTTCCATGCTTGGTAGTCAAAAGGACTCTCCTTTTTCTCAGGCCATACTATATCAGGTTTCGAAGGCAAGTGTTCTTTGGGCAAGATGCCCCACTTTAGCATCCAACACTCAAGTTCAATAGGTATATCTGTATTTAGTTCCAAGTTCCATCCCATGTATAAAATAAGTGACTTCCAATCACTTTGCTCAAAGTCATTTGTTTTGCCCACTCAGGGTTTACCCAGTTAGCATGGTAAAACACTGCACCATAGGTAGGGTCTTCAGTGTTACCAATCATAACGTCACGTGCAATAACTGTAGCATTTTTCCACGCTTTGATTTCTTTGGGGGTGTGGTCTTTAATCATATGCGTCCAACTGAACTGCTTTGGTTCGTAGACAACATCGCAGATAGTCTCAGGCCAGTTGTCATGAGCAACACGATTAAGCGTCACATGTGCAACTGCCATTTGTCCTTCCATACGTTCACCACGTGCTTCGTGGTAGATATTCATTGCGAGACATTTATGCTGCTCAGAGTCGATTTGGGGTGCAGACATCATAGCTGCTAACCCTATCCCTGCCAATAGACTCATAGTGATTAACCCACTTGTTATGTTTACGATTTTACTCATATCTATACTCTATATCATTTTCAAAATCAAGTCAAGCATTATTTTTTATAAATATTCAAAAAGGAGGATTTAGCATGGCAGAAGATTTAAAGAATGCCCCAATCGATATGCCTGAGGGTAAGATGGAGTTGTCTCTAAGAGTTCTTGGAAATGAACTTGTAGGGATCAAAATGGTTGTAGATGACTTCAAGATGAAATGGGCTTTGATTGGTATTGCAGGTATTGCAATCCTACTTGGCGCAGTATCTTACTTTGGTCCTGCGATCACAGCAATGGTCCCTGCAGGATAATGGGCGAAAAGAATGCATTTGGAGTAGAGTTAAGAACAATGGCAGATAAAAAACAAGAAGCCAAAATGATGCAGGCAGATTCTATCTATGCTCATTTGGACACAGATGGTGATGGGATTATCACTGACGAAGAAATGGCTCGTGCAAAAGAGATTGCAGAGTTTGAACATAAAAGAAAGATGCAAGAAAACGAAGACGCCAAAGAGGATCAAATCCGTCAAATGGCATGGTTCGCTTTATGGGGTATGTTATTGTACCCAGTGCTTATTCTTGTTACGGCTATCTTTAATATAGAATCAGCCACAAGTACAATCGGTGACATTGCACCAACATACTTTGTGGCTATCGCTGGTTTGGTTGCAGCCTTCTTTGGTGCTCAGGCATACTCAAAAGGTTCTGCAAAGAAAGACTAAGCCCCTAGAATACGACGAACAGCTACTGGATCATCTGTAGTCAAACTACCACCTTGAGTGATGTGATCTACTAGCTGTTCGAAATAAAACCCTGCGTCTGTATCTTCACCGACAACATTGGCTGCCGTGCGAAAGAACGCTCGTAGTTTCATGTCATTCAAACCATCACGCATTGCAGCTGGTTTCCATTTACCACCACGTTGATTACTCATAATATACTCCTATTCATACTTCACATATAGTAGTTGATTCTTGACTTAATGTCAAGTTCTATCTACCGTCACTATATCATATGTACCTTCTTCAAGGTTCCATGCTTTCATAAGTTTTAGATACATCTCAGGTTTCAATGTGATAACATCAAACCTTTGACGCTTTTCATTCCATTGTCTGAAGTGACAATAATCATCATAAAGAAGTGCAGACACGTCCTCTAACTCACCTGAGTTGTCCATGACTGTAATCAATGTTTCGTCGTCTTCGAACTCTATCGTGAACATGCGCAGTTCCTTCCTTGATTGCAATCGTGTGTGCAATGCGGATTTGGTTTAAAGATAAGTTTTATAAGTTTTTTCAGCATAATCTTATTGGCTCTATACTAGAACTATATAGAAGTATTTCTTTGGCAGCCTTCGCAGATTTGCTTCCGTCATTGTTTGTACTGCGTCTCCCTGCGGTGTATTTTATATCGTAGTGGTGTGATAGCAGATTACCTCTATGAGTATCGAAGAAACCATCATTCGAGTCATCACGATTACAATAGTAGACATAGTGTCCATTTGCATCTTGTGTCTTACAAAAATCTATAAGTCGAATGTGTTCTTGGTCATCAAACACACTACCATATGACGTGAAGCTTTCACGATAAGGCGGGTCCATAAAGAAGAATGCTTTGCCCTCTACATTTTGAGAGGCGACTTCCCAATCATCATTGTGTATCTCAGCGAGTTGCAGAAACTTGTGCCACTCTAAAACATTGTGTTTGTCATACACAGAATCTTTTTGGTTCAATAAACCACATGGTGTTGCAAACCTACCGTTAGAGTTTTTGGTTGTTTGCCAAATACCATTGAACGCTGTCTTCAATAGAAAATATAAAGTAGCAGTCTCATAGGTGGGTGTCCAGTGTTTATAGTCTGTGATGTATTCTTGTCTGAGACCATAATAGAAAAGCTTACGCTCTGGTTTTGCCATAGCCAAATAATCAAAGCTTAGATCATCCATGCGTTTGAGAAAAGGTTCAAGGTCATCTTTGATTGCCTTGTAGATACCCATCAGCTCTTGCTTGTGGTCATTGATAATAAACTTCTTCACATTCGGACAGTTCTGATAAACCCAAATGGTCATGGCACCACCACCAAAAAAAGGCTCGACAAAAGTATCGAACCCAGTTTTTGGAATAGTAGGTGTTTCCAAATATTTGGGGATCATTTTGTTTTTACCCCCAGCCCAAATGTATAATGGTTTCACTGACAAGACTCCAATGTTTTTTCCATTATATCATAAACTTCTTGTTTTGTAAACCCTTCGACTTTGTTGTAGCAAATGAAGTTATCACCCATCATGATTTTTGCTTTCCGACGAAGCTTGTCAAGGCACTTACCTTCCTCTGCACCCGCACCTGAGCAGAATGTAATATACTTTACATCTGGGTTGATGAACTTAGCAGTCATGGCATTATCCCACCACCGTTCATATGCGTTACCACCTTCACCTTGCTTCTTCGCTTCAAAGACTGCAACTAGTGTATCACCTTTGAACCATGCTCCACCGTCAGGGGCGAAACCAAAACAATCATCACCGACATATTTGATCTTCATGTCATAATCAAACTGAGTAACGACAGTGTAACCATCCATGGTTATTTCGTCTTTGCACTCTTTTAAGCATTTGTCTAGCCGTTTGCTTTCTTCGTCAAATGCAGTTGTACCATGTTGAATACCGCCTTTGAAATCTGATTCACGTTGTGACATAATCAATACCTTTCACACAAGTTACGAATCAATGTAACACACTCTTATTTTAAAGTCAAGATACTAAATCGCTCAGATCAGGCTTTTTATAGTTTGGTCCTTTCAGAACCTTCCCGTCTTCACGATAGATGGGTTTACCATCTTCACCAAGCTTACTCATATTAGATGCATGTACACGTCTAACCGCTTCATCTAAATCCCAACCAAAGGTAGCAGCCATTCCATAGGTGACATACACTAGATCAGCGAGTTCCTTCAACAGGTTCTCTGTACTATCTGCGTCATGGACTTCTTTACATTCTTCTTCGATTAGTTTCAAACGCATTGTTTCAAGGTTTGTTGAATAACCATATTGCACACCGACATCTTGTCCCATTGCTGTGCCAAACTCAACTACCATATCTAAAGGTGTTTGTTCCACTCGCACAGTAAACTCTTTTGCCATACTCTCTACTTCCTCTGTATCATAAAAAATGCCTGTCATGGGTGAGACCTCACCCAGTTTTCACGCATACGGTTTAAATACCAAATAGCTTTGTCAATATCTTCAAGACCATTTTTGCGCTCAAAACGCCACACATACTTCAAGACGTTAGCAGCATGTGGTGCATAGCGCCCTGACATAGAACTTGTCATAGCTTCGATAGCATCAATAGCTTCAATACCGTCACGTGCGTAGTGAACAGGATGGTTTACATTGTCTGTCATAATAAAGTACCTTCATATTGAGGATCGATTTTCTTGATACCCAAAGCCCAGTTCTCTGCTGCGTCTTCGACGTATCTTAATGATTTATTTGGGAACTCTTCTCTGTGCATCCACTTCGAATCATGCCCTCTCCAATATTTAATATACAAGAGTTCTTCTTTAAAGTCAATATGAATCTCACAATAATCTTCACCATTATCATGATAGTAAGTGGATAACTTTTTGCCCATCTAAATCTCCATTTCTATTTCTTCTATGAGTTGATCTTTCATAGCCAAGACTTGTTCTTTTAGATGAGGCTTATCCCACCATCTGAAAAGAACACAAATAGTAATACGTGGTACGTTAGTGTAGGCAGAGTGCCAACAATGGTCAGGTTCATCTTTCCCAAAATGATAGTACCTAGCATTCCAACCAGCCACATCAGGTATCTTTACAATCTCTTGCTTTTGCTTATCGTAGTATTGAAAATATCCATCACCCTTCTCAGAATACGAAAAGATAAACTGATACCCTGAGTTGTTTTGATTAGTATGCCAACCTACAAATCCACCTTTGGGGTAATATAAAAATACTGCACTTGAGTTAGCCCCTAGATTTGAAATGAAATCAACACGACTGAAGTTATAGATTTCTTCTAGCTTTGGATCGTTATCTGTAATATGTTCAACTGGAATGGAATAGTGTTCCATAGGAAACCCCTTGTGGTCAGGGTCTCCCATATGTTTTTCTAGCCATTCTTTTGTTAAATATGACTCACCGTTTGTTTGAGCATCATCTGGTCTAAACATTTTAGCATCTTGATATTGCTCAATATTAGCGTTCATGACCGTAGAACGTACATACTCTAGCTGATCAAGAATGTCCTGATTACGTATTGTCAGTTCCGTCATTGGTGAACTCCAGTACTTTTGGATAGATTCTAGCAATAGCTTCTGCCACTGCCAAAGCCAACTCCATGTGTTCTTTTTGTGTACCATTCGCAGAACGCAACTCAATATAATGAATCCAAGAGCGAATAGTTCCATTCACATATAGACGTGATGGTGTGTTACCCTCAGGTAGAACTGCACGTGCTTGTTCCTTTGCAATGCCATTATCGATTGCCCACGAATAAGCTTTCATAGCTGCATTCCAAACTAGTCGCTGATGCGTTTCCCATGCTTGATGCAGTTTAACATCATCTGTGATCACACTATTTTGACGGTTCTTTTCATCCTGTAAACGTGCCTTACGGATTACAACAGAGTCATCAAGATCACGGATGTCAGCATACCTTTGAGAAAACTCTTGGAATGAAAACGATCTGTGTCTGAGGAGTTGTCTTGCGATATCTCTTGTGGTTTCGATTTCGATGCAGACGCTTGCCATTTCGAATGGTGACCAGTGCTTGTGTTTGATGAGATAGTCAAGTAGCTTTGACGTTGTTTTGGTGTTAGCTTGGTTTGACGGATTGGAGACACGGGCGCAATAGGCAACGAGGTCTTGGATGTTTTCAAGTCCCATGATTCCTGGTTCTCCAGAGTGGACATGGCGTACAGGTTGTGAGTGTGAGATGAGACGTGCATGCATTAAACTTTACCTTGCCCCCGATACTTTTTGAAGCTGCGTTTTTTGGATTTATTCATTGATGCCGTAGAAATATTCTTACGTCCTTGACTAGTTTTCTTATTGCCTTTAGCCATATTGTATATACACTCCTTTGATTTTATCACGTACTTTTCTATAATCATCATCTTGAAATATTATAGAAAATATTAATCTCTTATGGTTTACTTTTGTTACCCAATGCTCGTATTCGCCAACATTCAATAAAGCGGTTATATATCTACATTCCCAACCCCCCATGTGTAATACACCGTCATCAGAACCTAGACGAACATTTATTCTACACTTTGCAACACCATCAGTATGTGGTTTGATTTCAGTATTCGCAGGTTGTTCCCAATACCCTGCCATGACACGTCCATCTGCATATTGTTGAAAATGGTCAACTAGTTCTTTTGCGTATGGACTGAATGCTTGAACTCTCTTCCAATTTGGATTAAGGTCTGAAAAAGACATAGCTTTATAAGAATCATATTCGGACACTAATCTATGTATATCGAATGGATAATCCACGTGGTAGAGAAAGTCTTCTAGCATTATACAACCAAATCCTTTTCTTTTAGTTTATCAAGAACCGTATTCCAGTTGTGACGTAAACAAAACTTTAATATAAGTCTTGGATTAGGATCAGGTTCCACGCCATGCTCCACTCCACCAACATTTACAAATATCGCTTCATATGATATTGGTTTATGTTCAAGATGAATAATAGGCACAGTATCAAACAAGTTGATATTAATAGACACTAGGTTGTCCTCATCTTTATGGTGAGGTAGTTTGGTATTTGGAAACTGATAACTAAATCTTGGGAAGTTATTCATACCCAAAATATTCAGATCAGCCTCAACCTCTTGTATGATTGGCTTTAAAACATGACTATCTTCAATGAATAACTGATACCAATATAGGTTCTGATACTTTGGACAAGACCAGTGCCATTGTCCCATTTGGATATTATCGTAAAACACCTTACGATATTTTTCCTTATCTATTCTATATTTTAGATGTATTAGGTGTTCCATTATTCCATCTTAAAATCTTTAAATCGTTCTGCTGCATCTGATTTATCAAATGTAGGCGTATCATCAACCAAGCCACCTTCAGCATCTTCTGCATCTGACAACTTCATGCGTGATCTGTCGATGCCAATAACAAACCGTTTGTTGGTACTAGGATCATTATATCTATTCTTAAGTTGCTTTACCATGATCTGACCAAGTGATTCTAGTTCTTCACTTGAAATCAAAGCAAACATCAAGTCTGCTGTGGCTGGTAGACCAAACGACTCTGAGGTATCTTCAAGTCCAACATCAGAGTTTGAATATCCACTACGAGTTGTTTGGGTTGCAGTCACGATAGGCACATTAAACTCTACAGCCAATCCACGTAACTCTTCAGCGATTGCTTTAATATATGTATAGGAGTTGATCGCTCCACCCATACCTTTCATACGAGATGATGCACAGATGTTGAGATAGTCAATAAAGATCATCTCTGGCACAAAGTTCTTCTTTAGCTTTAGTTCGTTTAGAAGTGCTCTGAAATGCCCTGTATGCGCACTACCAGTCGGGTATTCTTTAATGATAAGCTTACCATTGGTCTTTGCAGCTATATTGTGAACTTTAGTGGTCAACATCTCTTTTGAGAGGTGTTCAAGTTGATCAATAGGCACATCCAATAGATTTGCGTCAATGCGTTCTGCGATACGTTCCTCTGCCATTTCCATTGTGATGTATAGAACATTATGTCCTTGTGCCAATGCAGAACCTGCAACATGACACATAAAGAGAGACTTACCAACACCAGTGCCTGCCAATGCCACATTAAGAGTTTTGTTTGGCAATCCCCCCTTAGTGATCTTGTTAAAGTATTCAAGATCAAATGGAATACGATCTTCATCTTCATGATAAAAGTCGTATCGGTTTGCTGCGTCTACCAAGTAATCGTGACCAATGTTCGTGTCAAAAGATACTGCCAATGCCTTTGATAACAAATCGGGCAAAGCATTC